TCCAATCATTAACATCTGACATCATAGGAACTTCAGTATGTAACCAGTGGGCTTGATGTTGTTTCATCCAGTAATCATGTGCTTCTGGATATTCAAAGGGCTTGTAAACTATTCTTTCTTGTGTTATGTCTCTCATAAATTATTTTTTAAAAACGGGGCGATAACTATAGTATATATTATAACTTCTCATCTTTACTTACAGAAGAATCTTGAAAAAGTTGATTTAATACAAATTTATCATTTTTTGTTGGTTCATTAAAATTATTAGAAGTTGAAGCCGGCTCATTTTCAACAAATACTCTTGGTTCTTCATCCATCTTTATATGCCCTGTTGATGCATCTATGTCAGCATGATAAGTTACACCATCAAATCCATATCTATTTTTCATTATAAAAAATCTACCAGTTCCATTAACTTTATCTTGGGGTAATCTGGATAAAGACATACAAAAATCTGTAATCATCATTTTATTATATGATCCTGCTGCTTTATCTCCTTCAATAGTTTCATCTCTTGCACCTGCTCTATTAACCTGTGATACAGACCAAATAGGAACATTTAAAGTTCTAGCTAAAGCTTTAGTAGATATGTAAGTATTATCTAATTTTTCTTTTTCATCTTTAGAACCACTAGTACTTTTTAATAAATCTACATAATCAATAATTACTAAATCAGGAGCATATCCTAAATCTGTAACTTTTGATATATGGGCCTCTATTGTTGACATAGATGCTTGTCCTGGTGCGTATTCTTTAATTGTTAAGGTTCCTTTTAAATCTTTAACATATTTATTTACTTTTTCTTTATGTAAATGGATAGTATTTACTGGTTGGTTTACAAAATGGGCATCATATCTTTTACCTACATATCCTTCTGATAGTTCTAAAGTATAATGGACAACATTTAATCCTAATTTTAGAGCATGTGCTCCTAAAGCAACTAAACTCCAAGATTTACCACCACCAGGAGAACCAAATATTAAACCAAAGTCACCTCCACCTAAACCACCCATTAATCTTTCATTTATAACAGCCCATGGTGTTGGTAGTACTTGACGGTCTTCTTCTTTATAACGGGCTTCCATATCTTTCATATATTCATGCCCTATATCCTTATCTTGTCCTGCTTTTAATGCATTATCAATTGTAAATCTAATATCATCAAACATTCCACCAGCAAGTAAATCTACTGATTTAAGTAATGCATCTTTTAATGATTGATTTTTACAAAAACTAGAAAACTCACCCTCAACATATTCCTGATCATCATTAGTTAATTTATATATTTCTTTTAATTGCTCTACAATGGCAACTTTTAATACTTCATTATCTAATTTTTTAACTTCAATTTTTAAAAAATCTAAAGTTGGGTTAGCATGAAACTTATCAAAATATTGTAGTGCTTCTCTAACAATCCATTTATGGGCTTCATTTTCAAAATAAGAAGGCATAATAACATCTCTAATATTAAGAGTAAATTTTTTATTTTTAAGTAAAGAATGTAATACTTTTACTTGAAAATGAGGACCGTATTGAGATAAACTTTTTAACGTCATAACCTTATTTATATTTTTGAAGATATGAAAAAACTTCTGCTAACCAAAATTCTGTATTAGGAATTCCTCTTCCTAATAGATCTTTTTCATACATTTCTAAAAATCTTTTTTTATTAAAATTATATGGTGATGAATCAATTAACTCATCTAATTCTTTTTGATCTGATTCAAGTAATTGTATTTCTTCTAAACACATTAATTCATAATTTATTTCAAGTTGTTCTTTAAATAAATGAACATTACCATAAATTCCATGTTCTTCAACTTTATCAGTTGCTTTTTGGTAAGCTTCATACAAAGTAAATAATTTTTTACCTGCAATTTCAGGAAAATATTTCATTAGTTTTTTAGGACCTAAACCTTTAACACCAGGTAAATTATCTGATTTATCACCCATTAAGCATTTCATTGTGATAAAATTATAGGGATGCATACCATATTGCTCATAAACATCATTTGGTCTATAAAATTTCTTTTTAATTGGTGAATAAACTGTAATTCGTTTATTTACTAATTGTAAAAAATCCTGATCAGCTGAATATATTATTACATCATCTTTTAATTTTTGAGATAAGTATGCTATTGTATCATCTGCTTCTATTTTATCAATTATAGAAATACTAACAGGTAAACATTTTAAATAATCTAATAATCTTAACATTTGTGTTGCAATTGAATCAGATTCTTCTGCTAATGTTGAGAAAACTTTAAAATTTGTAATTCTTTTTATTTGGCGGTTTGCTTTATATTCAGCATAGGTATTTCTACGATTTGTAATATTACCTTGACCATCAAAAACTAAGATAACTCTAGTTGGTCTAATTAGTTTAATAACATATCATAATGATTTTAAAAAACCAACTAAACCCCCAACATGATTTCCCTGTGGATTAATAGCGGGAATCATAGCAAATGAACGCAAAAACGTGTTCATAGAATCAATTAAGAGCACCCTACTGTTTAAGTGTAGGGGCTCCAAATTGGATTCCTCATGCAAGTTGTTGAGTATATCTTTATAAAGTTGGTTCATTCACCGTTTCTATATTAGCAAAATCTTCATCTTCCGATCCTTCTAAAACTATTTCAATTGGACCTTCACCTAATATAGCACCCCATTCTGATTGATGGGCTTTTTTATAATTATCTATATCTTTTTTAGTATCAGATATAAAACCATGAGGTGTAACTATGATTTTACCAGTAGTTGTAACACCATTAATATGGTTTTTTTCAACGGCGGTTTTAACTTTTTTAGCCCATTCTACCTTTTTACCATCTTTAACTGCATTAACTTTTAAGTTACCTGAATTAGAGATATTACCGAATGTTACTATTAGTGTTGAATCAAAGAACATTGTATTACCACCTTTATTTTTCATAGTTGGTGGTTGCATAGGACCTATTGGTTTTTCAACCCAAATCTTATTAATAGCAACTAATGTATTAGTATAAGGACTAGATTCTTTTCTTGATAATAGGATTTCTTGGTTTATAAAATTACCAAATTGAGTAGACATTGCTCCAGCATTCCATTCATTATTATTTTTAGCTTTTTCAACTGACATTTGACATGGAACAGATCCAATAGAATCCCATAAGAATACCATATCCATAGGTAAATTACCTTTTTTCTGTTCATTCATTAAATCAGCCATAAAACCTGCTACAGCTTCTACTGTTGGTAATTGCCCTCTATCAGCAAAAATAAAATTACCATCAACTCCTATTGTATTACCATCTTCATCTTTTTCAAGATCTACTTCTAGACCCATCATCATAGCATGTTCCCAAGACCATTTCATCTCAGTTACTATAAAAACAGGTAATATTCCCATTTTTTGAGCATTAACAGCTACTTCTAATAAAGCGGTAGTTTTACCAGTATCAGAGTGTCCACGTAATAAAGTAATATGACCTGCGGGAACACCAGGTAATGATACCATTTCTTGCCACGCCGGGGATAAAGGTATCCATGATTGTTCTTTAAAGGTATTATTAGATGATCCTAAACCTTTTGCTGCTTTAAACTTATCAAGGGAGAACGTTCCCTTAACAGACTTGGAGATATCACCCCCAAGGCTTACTTTTTTTCTTGCCATTTAATTAATCTTTAAATAAATCGTCGAATTCGTCCTCGTTGAACGATTCTTTTTGTTTAACATTCAAAGTATAACCAGTATCTCCCTCTGTAGTTGTTGGAGTTGGAGTATCTGTAGTAGTGTCTTCTGGGTTTAGCCAGTCCTGAAGTGCTGTTTTCATATCATCATAAGAAACTCTCTTATAATATTTTAATAGTTCAGGCTGTTCAGCTAGCCATTTTTCAACATCATCATTACTATCAGATAAAACTGATTGTTTTGGTTTTACTCTAAGTGAAGTTTGTGGATAAGGATTACCTTGAACTACTTCTACTGTCATATCTAAACCAGAGACTACATCAGTAAAATCACCGTAATCTTCGTCTGCTGCATAACTTAGTAATTCTTGGTATACTTGTTTTCCAAATTCCCAAAATCTAACACCTCTGTTTTCTTCTCCTCTAACTATTACAGGAGCAAATACCCTCATTTTTGGTTCTAATTTCTTAGCTAACCTCCAATTTTCAGGTTCAGATGTTTTTCTTAATTCTTTAGAAAATTCTACAATAGGATCTTTATCACCATAATTAATTGGTGAGATCATTGTTCTACTTCCTATTCCATAATGAAAGAAAACTTCAGTAAATGGGTTTTCTTTATTTTCCTTATAAGGGAGAAATCTAACTTGTGATTTACCCATAGGTGCTTTCCAAAAATATTGACTTCTGTCAAATTTCTGATTGTTGTTTTGACCAGGTTTGGTCTGTAATTGTTCTAACTTGCTTGAGATTAATTTTAAATCCATAATATAACTTTTTTTAATTTGAAACGGTTGATAATGTAATAACTTAATTTATGATATCCAAACTAAAATGTAAGGATCTCATGTATTTTTGTATCTAATTTTTTTAACTCACCACCTGTGGTTAATAAGATGCAATTTCTGTAGTCTTGCCAATTTACTCTATAATTAGTATCTAATTCACCACTATTTAAAGAACGAATTAAATCATTAAGTGCATTAATAGTATATAAAGTATTAGATTCCTTTTTTCTATGTAAAAGAATTGTGTTATCTAGTATTTTACTAGACATATTGAATGAATCAACATTATATGTACAAACATATTCATTTGTGGATTCTACAAACAATACAAATATTTTATTAAAAAGTATCTGATACTGATCCTTTATAGTATCTACAGTTGATTCTAGGCTTTCCTTCGTGGTAAATGTGCAAAATAGTTTATTTGCCAAATCTTCAAAATTAATTTCGTAATCCATAATAAATATTATATATATTTTAGAGAATTAGTATTAAAACTAAGTACAATTCTTTTATTTCCTTTATTTTCTTCTGTATAATGTTCTAACCACCCAGGGAAAAGGTATAAATGGTTTTGTTTAATAGGCATTACAACATCATCTTGAAAATGATTATTACTAATAGGTTTTGATGATTCAAATGTTTTACTAACATATAATGGAGATTTAAAACATAAGTTGCATGTGTCTTTTTCTAATAAGGGATAAAAAGCTCCACTTATCACACTAGCCCCATGATGATGAGCATCAACTTTTCCTTCAGTATCTAATATATTAAACCAACTTTGAGAAATATGACTAAATGTAATACTTAAATCTCTAGAATAATGATCAATAGTTTTTTGAATATCATTTTTTAAATCTGTTAATTCAGGAAAAAATAATATATTAAATTTATTATAACTACTATACCCTTTTTTAACTAAAGCATGGTTATCAATATTAGAACTAGTTTTAGAGATATAATCTATTGAATCTAAAAGCTTAGGTATGTCAGGATGATTTGTAAAATCAAATTCCATTACAGGAGTAGGAAATAGTTCAAATTTTTTCATTTATATTTCTTTTAAGGAATTATAGTTAGGACCATACGTAACCTTAATAACATAACCATTTATTTCTAATAACTTTTTAATTTCTTTTAGTATTTCCTTTCCATCGCCAACTGCATAATCGATTAAGAACGAATCGTATGTGTATAATATAACTTTACTTTGTTTATTCTCCAAATATTCTATAACTTGTTTTACAGAAATTACATTATTATGTGTTTCCGCTGATTGTATCATATAATTCAATACTTTATTAGGAGTTGGGTTTTGGATTTGTTCTTTGGTTAATATTTTTCCTCCTACTAATTCTAATTTTTCTGTAGCATTGAATAATTCCCATAATTTTTCAACATATTCATTCATTGCTTTAAAGAATGGTATTTCTTTATATTCTTTAAATACACCTCCGTATAATTGTTTAAAGGTTAATTCTTTAGATTTAGCATACTCTTCATCAGTTAATTCTTCTTTATTAAAATACATTTTACCTAACTGATTATGTACTGATTTTCTATCTAGTTTAAATCCTATTAAATTAGCCAGTATCCTTACATGATAAGCATCATAATCAAATTCAAAAAACATATCATTTTTAGGAATAAATGCAGTTCTTGAACCATCATTTTTATTTAAAGCAGCGAAGTTAACACCGTTAAAAGAATTAGTTGGACGCGTGGTAAGA